TTTAAGCATTTCCATGTGGCCTTCCCCATAAACCGAAACAAGCCAATCACGAAATTCAATAGGTTGCTCTGTGAAGTAACGATGGTGGTAATGGCAAAGGGCTATGCAGTTATCCATAGACCAGCGCACTGATTTTAGTCTGCGCCCGTAAATATGTGCGGCCTCTAATGTTTCTGCCTTGCCGCAATAGACGCATTTGCCATCTCGCGCTCGCACCGCCTTGCTAAACCAGATATCTGCTTGATCTCTTTTAACCGCCATCTTTCGCGTGCTCTTTTGTAAATTTTCTTTCCCGCCCGATAGCTTTGTCGAAAAACTTGCACTTCAAACAAACCCAGCCGTGTAGTTTGCCTCCAATTTCTTCGAGGAAAATAGGGAATAGGTTAATGTTGCACTTCTGACATTTCTTCTGGAGTGAATTCAATGACTACATCTTCCACTGCTAATGCTTGTTGCCACGCCCCGCTAAACTCTTCGATTTCCATTGCGACAGTAACGCCTTCGGGAAACGTGTCTGTATATACAACTGTTTGTTTTTTATTTCCAATGTCTGTGATGCACCCGCCTATGGTGGCAGGATAAAACACGACTATGCCATTGTCTTTAGGCAGGGGGCAAGCAATGAGCATCATTTGCGCGGCCTCACTGTTATCCTTGACACTTCGCCTTGTATCTTATCGTAGGTTATGCACTTGGCACCACGCTGACTTACGTAGCCGTGGGAGCTTGTGTAGTTATCGCGAGCGGCGAGGGTAGGATGTTGCTCTATAGTAGCGCCAGCGTCATCTAAAATGCGCTCATGGTGTAAATGTCCACAGTGTATGTAACAGTGCTGGCTCTCCCCCCATATTTTTCTAAATCGCGGCTCACTGGCAAATAGCTTTTGTAATTGCGCCATACGCATTTTATGCCCGTGATGAAAACCGAGCATAATTTCACCATGCTGGTAGGCGTAATATGGAAATTCGTTATCTATTACCTCTACGCGAGGATCATCTTGAAATCGATGTTTGATAAATTTACGCATCCATACACTGGAGGCTAAATCGTGGTTGCCTTCTGCCTGCACTACGACAACCTTACCAAACCTTTTCAGCATAAGATTAACGGCCTCCGTCATTACGCTGATAGCTAACTCTACTAGCTTGCTGTATCTATCATCGCCTGTGAGATGATGCCCAGAGGTAGGCGTTACCTGTACCAGCCCGTCCCAATGCAAAAAATCACCAAGCTGATTGAGTATTCCTGCCCCTGATTTTGGGCTACCGGAAATCATGTCATTTACTGCATTTAAAAAAACATCTCGTGCTATTTTTACGTCCCAATCATCGCCGTCTGAATCCTTCCACGCCTTCATGCCTAAGTGAAAGTCAGTAATAGTCAGCAGGGTTGCAAGATTTGCGTCTGTGTTGATAGGCGCTTTGGTTGGTTTAAATTTAGGCAATGCGTGGACAGAGTTGTTAATTGCCTCTAACAGTGCGTAATGCCTAGCCTCGTCATCTGCCTTGCTTTTGTACCAAGTCAGAACAGTGTTGCCGTCTGCGTCCTTTAGTTCTGAAGTGCCTGTGATCGCATAGTTTTTAGGGACTATTCCAGACCAACCGTGTTCTTCGCTATAACCTCTGCGGGCGGCTTTTTCTTTAACTGTTGATAGCACACCTTTGACTGCATCTCTGGTGCACCCCATTTCTTTTGCCGCTTGCCTTTGCGATATTCCATCTACCAAACAAAGGCTAACTATTTTGGCCTGCCTTTCTGTTGAACAGAACTGCTGTAGAGGATGCTCCATTGTGCCCCAGTTGCAAATGCCTATCCTAACGAGAATGCTATTTTACACTACTTTCCTAGCCTTACGTTGATGTCATATTTCTCTGCTAGAAGCTTAGAAAGGTACTCATAAACTTCATTTACCTGTTTTTTCGTAATAGCAGTTGTTGATTCTTTGCCGGTTAGAGCTTTCTGTATCGGCTTCCACATATACTCTTTTATCAATTCTTTTGTGGGCGATATTGGCACGCCTTCTTTAAGTACAGTTTTCATGTCTAGCCCTCGCGCCTCCATCTGCTTCGCAACCTCTCCGCAGTAAGCATGAATTCCATTATTTTGTTTTGTTGTTCGCGTGGGTTGAACAACCTTGAAACAAATGTCTTTGTTTTTATTTTTTTCTATATACGCAAGCAATGCTTTGCGGTGCGTTTCATTTCGGATGTACCATCCCTCACCGTCACTTTGCATAAACTCGCTCTCCCTTAAATGACATATAGCGCCCGTGCTCTTTTAGCATTTTTTCTCGGAAGGCAGGGCTGTTCATAAAGTCGTGGGTTATACAGTCAGTTGTATCCCAATCTCTCAAGCTAAACTTTTTTGCGCCAACAAGATCAGGGCTTCCACCCGTTCTATCTGCTCGGCTTAACCATGAGTTAACAAATCGCTTTACCCCTTTTGCCGTCTTGCGCTTGCTAGGGTTAGCCTCGCACCAGCAAGCCATTGCGTCTATCTCTCGATGCACATCTATATTTTGATACGCTCGTTGCCATTCAATTATATCGGCATCGGCTGGCTCCCAGTGCTTTCCGTCTTTAAGAATCATCTGCGCCTCCATACAAAGAATCGTAAACCTCACACTGTAAATTTTCTAATGCGGATACCCAGTCTTGCAAAGTATCTAGCTGGTCAATTGGGTGCATATCGAAAAACTCTGGATGCATAATAATGTCGCCATCAGGCTCAAAGTATGAAGTTACCAAGTCGCCAATTTTCAACCTGACTATTACTTCCTTATCCGTCATTTCATCACCGTTAGCTTGTTAAGCCCTTCCGTAAGATTAGGGAAATACTCATCTAGGTTAGTAGCTGAGCGCTTATGGCTGGTCTGCTCTCGCAGTCTGAAAAACCCATCATGCTCTGGGTACTTTTTCATAAATGCCCTAGCGTAAAATGCTGGATGGTTATTGCCTACCTTAAACTGCGTAACGCCATCACCGCCTGCATCCTTCTCCCAACGTATTCTCTCAAATACCGCTTTCGCTGAATAATGCTTGTACCGACGCCGAATCATTTGAAATGTAAAATCGCAAAACAGTTCCCAAACTTCTGGATGTTTTTTGTGATATGCCTGCACTTGCTCTCGCATTTCTTCATATCTGGTTTTCATTTGCTTCCCCTTTGATAAACCATATAACCCTTTTTAAGTTACTAACGTAACCTAATTAAATATAAACTGCGTGACGCGCTATGTATACCGTATCGAATCTTGTCGTCTATTCCCGTTACCAGCACTCGGCACTGGGAGGCGCTTATTAGAGAGGGTCAACTCCGCTCCGAGGTTCTTCGGTTCCTCGGCCTAACGCCCGATATACTCTGAGGAGGAAACTAGCGCGAACGCCATTCCTTGTGATATTCTGAAGGTGTGGTGTTACTCCCCTTTCACCACACATAGGTCACTCCTAACCTATACAGCCCCGCCGCAAGGCGGGGTTTTTTTATTGCCCTATACCAACGAACTCATCTAAAGACATTTCAAAATGATTCGCAAGCTCTATCACGCGGCTCAACTTTAAATCCTCGCTGGACCTCCACCTAGATACCTGCACCGAGTGAACGCCAATCTTATCCGCTAGCATCTTGTTTGTAACCCTTTTGTCTGCCTGTGCCTTGCGCAGACTGCGGCCTACATTAAAATGGAATGTCATCTTCTGTAATCTCCTGTTGTGGTTGCGGCACAGAGTTATCTAATACCGCCTTTGCTTGAGTAATGCCTTGCTTGGCTTGCTGAGATTGCTTTTCGTCAGTGTTAAATAAGCTGACCTTGCCATCCCATTTGTCTCTTTGTATTGGCAACGCATTAAGCTGTAACCATACATCATCCCCTGATCGCCACATCGAGCCAATTTCTACCCAATCGTTTTTTTCCTCGCCCTTGGCGTTGGTGTATGGAATCTTTACCTTAGCCCTTTTAATTACCTTCATTGTTGCCTCCTAATTGTTCCTTCAAGGCTTTCGCCGTTTCTTTTTCAAACGCCGTTAAACGGGCGTTCATCTTCTGCTTAACTAAAGGCGTCATTTCGTCCCATAGTTGCGCAAACCCTTCTGCGTCTTGCCTTTCGATAACTCCCGACAATTGCATGTGGTATTCGGTAAGTATGGCCTCCGCTTTCTTTATTTCATCACCAAATTTGTTTTTAAACGCTACCTTGAAACCCGATGGGGCGTCATTGTAGACCCTACTTATAGCCTCCTCTGGCAAGCCCTCTACCCAGCGCATAAACTCTAATGGCTCGCCAGCTTCAATCTTCTGATTAGCTATATCGTAGTCAGAAACCTGCGGCACATCTTCCCCCGCGTAGATATACAAACCTAAGCCGTGCAGTGCAATAGCTTTTGCAAGACATCTTTGCATTGCCGTGTTGATAGAGAAACAACAAGGATTTTGTATTGGCTTGTTGCGGTTGTCCGTTACGGGCAGGTATGCCGTTCTTGTTATTTCATTCGCGGTTAGCTTACACCACACCATCATTGTGCCGTCGGCAAAAACGCTTGGCTCTGGCATTTCCCACGTGGCATCTGGGACGCGCTTTAGCAACTCCTGTACCGCATACGCCCAACTGAGATATGTAAATTGCCCTTTTTGTTCCGTGTACTCATTAACTACAACTTGCGATAACTCTCTAAATAAGCTCATACCTTTCCCCTTAAAAATGATCTAACACTAAATCTTGCACAACATCCCAGCAGTGCTCGCAATACTTATTGCTGTTGTCTTCCTGCTGGTATACCGCCCCTGAGACATGATCGTTACAGCTAGTACACCAATTCATTGCGATCCATTCTGGCGTGCCGTATTCCCTTAACACTACGGGCATGCCGTCATATTCGCTTTCGTGCTTAATAGCCATGAGTTTTGCTCTCATAGTCATCAGGCTCAAAAGGGTCATCTTCTACCGGCCCCTGCTCATTAGCATACTGACCGCCCTTTAAGACAGCCAATGACTGCTCCAATTGCTTTATAGACTCATCAAGCTCTTTTGTATCGAGCAAAGGAATTTCCGGAAACTCACGCGTTGTCATAATCTTCTACCTCCCAACATACGGCCTCATCATTAACTACTTTATGGCAATGCCCGTTTCCCACCCAGTAGCAGTCATGAATTTCAAGCTCATACTGGCTAACGTATTTGCTAGCGCCATGAACCTCATGATGCTCTACGTGTTTTTTTACGGTGTAGGTGGCGTCGATTTGCTGGCGCGGGACTAAAAGCGTAGCGTAATGAATCCCGCCGTGACCCTCCCAAGCCTCGTCGATGTCAGCACCTAAGTAGGTAGGCGCATCGTCTTCTATCGGGCCAATGGTTCTTACTGTTACTGCAAACATGATAACTCCCCTTATCAAGTTCCACGTGGAACATTGTCATTAAACTACATCTAGGGAGAGTATGAAACCTTTTTGTTATTTTTTTAATACGACCAGATAGTCGGATATGGGCGCTCGTAGTCCCAATCAAGATGGATGAAACGGCCTTCGCCCCTCTGATTAACGCCGACCCGTGGGCAACCATGCGCTAAAGCCACCTCTAAGAGCCTGTAAGCGCGATCACGGTCTACCCCTATATCTACGGCCTTGCCAGTTGTGTGCGCTCCTAGACGCGTTTTAGAGGCTTCTAATGGGTGGTTAGGACAGCGGTAGCCGCTGGTCACTGGCATGGGGCCGAATTCTCTGCGTATAGAGTTGAGAATCTTCAAAACATCATCGTCAAATTTGTATTCGCCGCAGTGCTGGCAGGCTAATTCTTGCTCAGAAAAGTAACTCATTTTTCTCTCTGAACGCCTTTGGCTTTTTCGTAGGTTCGCATTGCCCCAAGACCGAGCATTCCCATCAGGACGGGCATCATGGTCTGAAGGTCAACTAGCGGCACTTCAATATCTGACCCATTAAGGCGCAAAATAAGATTGCCGACAGGAGCAACAAGAAAGTTGCAAGCCATCCCCATAACGCAAACCCAGCCAACAGCCGGTCTCCAGCCTGCGACAAATAAGCTCTTATGTGCGGCCTCTGTCTGATTAACCGCCAACTGCGCTCTTGCGATTTCATGCGCGTGCCTCTCTGACATGGTGGCGATTTCATGGGCCAGCTTATTACGCTCATCAGCATCAGGAATAAACTTATCCAGAAGGCTAGATACAGGGCCGATTAAAAGATCAATCATGAGGCCATTGCCATTCGGGATCGTTTGTGGAAACGACAGTGCAGGAAGTTAAAAGCAAAGCCAGCAATATAGCTTTCACTTGTCTGCCTTTTTGTCGAGCTTCTCATCAATAGAGTCTAGCTTTTCCATAAGCCGCCGCATATCGTCCTTCCACTCCTCGCGCTTCAAGTATTCGCCCGCTACAGATACCTGTAAGGTGCCTACTTGATCATCAAGGTTTTTGATCGTATCCCACATGCTTTTGAGCACAAGCCCATATGCGCCAGCGGCTAATGAAATTATCGTATTGATTAAAGCCTGATCCATCACCGCCACACCTCATGCCAAGCCTGCTTCACAGCTTTCTTTGCTTTCCTAAAACGCATTCTAACATCTAGCCGAACGGTGTAGAGAAAACCATCAACACGGGTAACAGCAGTGCGGAGATCACCCCTAACACCAGCATATAATCTATGAATTTCCGATCTAAATTGCTCACGATCCATCCCAAGGGTTCCCGTCATTACAGCGGTCTTGCCACTCAAGCTCTTCAAATGACAATATGCCGGTTGGCTGGTAGTAATCGCACATGTCATACACGCCGTCATTTGTTACATCGCACTGCCTCTGCCACGTAATCATGTCAAAGGTAAGCCCCTCAGACCACGGTATATAGGTCTCACACCACTCAGGAGTACCTACACCGCCTTGTGCGCCAGTTTCGACAGGAACATAGTCGCGCTTGGTAGTTGGCAAAATTTTGGTTAGCTTCACATCACCCTTGCTGAAGTTGTGCATCTGATACAGCTTGGAGTAATTTGTGACATACACTTTTTCGTTAGGGTCTAGCGTGTACTGCAACCCGTCATCAAAAAGTATTACTGTCTGTGCTGTTGCGCCTAGCGCAAACAATGTAACCAGACTTGCTATTACGTTTTTCATGTTGCCCCCTGTATTAAGGATACAGTGCCAAAAATTATTGCTCCGCAGACTAACGCCGCTATTATCACAAGCGTTGAATCCATAATTAACCTTTGCTTCCTGCGCTGCTTGTAAATTACCTTTTCCCGCCTTGCCTTGATTTCCCTTCGGAGCGCTATCATTTCTTGATATGTCTCTGTGCCGTAAGCCCAGATAATCAATTCCCTGATCTGCTTTTCCTGCTCTTCTAGCTTCTTTTTGGCTATGACGCTATTAAGCGCCTGTTGCTCTACGGTCTCGCCTTCAAATAGCTTTTTAAATAGCGGCGGGTTTTCTGCTTCTTTCTCGGCCTGCCTAATATCTGAAGCAAACGAATACCAAGCACCCAGCTTTTGAGCTACAGCCTCAATCTCTGCCCCTCTCTCTACTAATGTCTGGATGCCCTTGAATGTAGTCGAGGCCATCGCAATAAGGGACAGCGGGTCCATTAGTCATCGCTTTCTTCTGGCTCTACCTGCGACTCCGCCTGCTCTTTAATCCTGACGATTAAGGGCCATGCGCCTGTCTTAGTAGGCAGATCGCCCAACACGCCAAGGATTGCGTTTACTTCTTCGACACTCAACTCTAGGTTTATCACCATGAAACTCCCGTTCCGTGGGTAGGATTAGCTTGCTCAGCAATCTGTGCGTCGATAGCGGCTTCAACAGCGGCAACCTGCTCGTCACCCATTGCGGCCTTAGCCCAGCCAACAGCCATTTCCTCAGTAACATCAGCCCACTCGACAAACGAGCCACTGGGAGCCTCAAGCCCTGCTGTGCCGTAGGATGAGCCAGAGTTGTCTCCGTCTTCCTTTGAACAGCGCCAGTGTACGGTAGTCACTACGTTGGTGTGACCGTCTTGTGATACGTTGTAATCCATTGCGGATACAGTCCAGTTAAACATAGTTTATTCTCCTTTAAGTGCCGCTACTTCGGCTTTTAAGTCTTGAATTTCTTTAATCATCATTGGGACTAGCTTGCTGTAATCAACGCCCCAGTGATCTTCTTCAGTCTCACCCTGTGATACTGCTTCTGGCGCAACCTCAACAAGTTCTTGTGCAATCATGCCGTAAGGTTGATGTGTCCCGTCGGCCTTCCAATCAAACGAACGTACACGGATAGCGTCAATGTTACCTGCTGGTGCGTCTACGATGTTTTCTTTGAGGCGCTGGTCTGAGGTCGTAACGTAAGTAGTTGCAGTGTCGCTATAGTCAATCCTCCCGACCTGAGTAGTGCCAAAATAAAATTTAACCGCCGCTGTACTGCCAGAGTATGTTTTACCAATACTAATCTGACCAATATTGCTTACTTCAGTTATAGTAACTCCAGCAACAGAAGACCCGCCCACGGGAGAAGTTGTACCAACCAGCAAGTTACCAGAGCTATCAATACGCATACGTTCTGTGCCGGCGTTTTTAAATACCAAAGGAACCGCTGAGGCATATGTGTTTGCGTGGATTACCGCCTCAGAGGATGACGCGCTTAGCTCAATGGTTCCGCTTGTGCTTACGTCATCGCTAATACGGAAAATAGCGCCCGACCCTACTATTTGAGTTTTTACCGCAGGACTCGTAGTACCAATCCCAACATTGCCGGCGCTAGTAATACGCATGGCTTCTGATGGAGAAGAGCCTATATAGGTGGCAACCCCACCGCCAGATATTGCCTGAAAATTCGCTGTTTGGGTTCCGCTGTGTTGCAACTCAATTGAACCCGGATTTGAAGTACGATTAACAATAATGGTTGAACCGCTAGAGTTTGTTGCTCTAATGGCTCCTACAACATCCAGTGCATAACTCGGACTTGCAGTACGAATACCTACGTTACCGGAGCTATTAAGCGTCATGCCAATAGTCGGTGTTGAGCCATAAGCAAACAACAGGTTTTCACCACCACTGGCAAAGTTTGTACCGATTCTGTACTGAAGAGCATTGCTTGCGTCAGTAAAGTCTATGTTGTGGCCCTGCCCCGCACCGCCTTTTTGCAAAACAATTGAAGTGTAGCCACTAGAGTCAATGTGCAAACCAGTTCCAAGAAGTATTGATGGACTTGAAGTACCAATACCTACGTTACCAGAGCTATCTATACGCATACGCTCTGTCTGACTCGTAAAAAGCGCCATGCTATTGTCTGAATTATCATAACTAACACGCCCTACTGAGTCGCTGACGCTGTCTCCAAAGAGAACTTGGCAGGTATTGTCAGTGGTAGAGACTAAAGAAAATATAGCGTCTCCTGAATCGCTTAGAGTCAGAAGTCTTGAGGGACTCGTAGTGCCAATACCAACATTCTCACTAGAATCAATCGTAATCGCAGTGCTTGTGGCGTTATCGTCGATGCCTGTAGACGCAAAGCTAGTAATAGTCCCGCCTGAGATATCATCGCCAGTAAGCGCACGCGCTACCGCTTGATTGCTCGCGTTACCAATAAACACGTTTCCATCATTAAGATTAGGTGTGGCGTTTGTTCTACCCGCGCCACCGACCTTGATAGAACCGGCAGACGCATGGGATCGGACAACCATTCCGATATTCTGAATGAGTGAAGATTCGCCAGTAGGGGCAGAGTTGGTTAATGCTCCTGCTGTGGTAGAGACATAAACATTGTCGCCAGCACTAAAGCCAGACGTATTTAGGTTATACAGGGTTCCGAAAGTAACAACATTTACCGCCGCGTTTAGGTTTGCGGCATCCTCTGCCAAGCCATAGGCAGGCATCTTGTTCGCATCATCAGCATCAGCCTTTGATACAACAGGCGTATTACCTGATACACCAGAAACATAAACCACATCACCTTTAGATAATGCTTCGCCAGCCTGTGCCGCAAAAGTAACAGCACCGCCAATATCTGCCGGTGGAGTATAAGTAAATACACCTGTTGTGCTGTTATATGCTAGGGAGCCGTCACCACTCGGATCAGGCTCTGCGGCAACAGAAATATCGGTTAATTCAATCTTATCTGTTTGCAGATTGATAAAGTTAGTGTCTACCTCTGCATTAGTTAGGGGCGAACCTTTGACCGTTGCGCCACCGCCAGAAGTTTCGCGTGTTGTAATATCAGCCATGAGAATTAGCCCCTACTAAATTAAGATGCAGTTAAAGTAATCACCCAAGTGACTGACATTGTGTCATCAGCCGCCTTGTTGATCGCGGCAAAGACAACACGACACAACATCGTGCCAGCAGAAGAAGCATTAAAGATACCTGCCTCTGTAACCGCCCCAGTCGCGTCACCAGCCTCAAACGATGAGACATAGGTAATCGTATTGGTCGATACGGTTGTGCTGTCCAGCGCCTCTCTGGAGCCTAGAATAGACCCTAGATCGGTATCGCCAGCCGCCGCCGCAGTTGTGCCAGAGCCCAATGCCATGTGCGACATTACGGCCTCGCTGGTGCCTTCCATGCGGTCACAAATAAAATTAAGCCCTGCTGATACCACAAGGTTTTCTTCGTGCCGCTCCTCTTTGACGTTGCCATCCTTGTCTTTGACAGTGATGAACACGTCACCTTTCAACTTCAAACTATCTTCCATAATCCACCTCAGAAGTTTCTGGCTACTCCGACATAATCCTCTAAAAAGTAACTAATATCGCAGTAGTCTTGGTTTACGATGGTTCCAGAATCAGCTACAGAGCCGCCATCTGAGGCCACCTTGGTAAATTGTGCGGTTTGGTTCTCAGCAACACCGATCCCATCGCTTGTGTTCTTGAAAAAATCGGCGGTCTGGTCATCACCTACAGCGGCCCCATTGGAGTCATCTGTAGCGTTAATTGTATCAGATAGGGTTTTACCAATCGCGTAATTCTGCGTGTCGGTAAGCCCTGCGCTGTTTTGTAGATACTTACTAAAGTCGATTACATTGCTGTCTGTAAGCGCGGCGCTATCTGATAGATTCTTGCTAAGGCTTACAACGTGAACATCGGTAGAGCCTAGAGCATCGCTAAAACCTCCGGAAAACGCTACCGAATGCGCGTCTGTAATAGGTAGATTGTCTGAAAATGCTCTGCTAAATGCCTTGCTTACCGCGTCTGTCAGTGCCGCAGAATCGCTAGGATTCTTGCCGAATTGTGTAGTTTGATCGTCTGTAATTACACTGCCGTCTGATGCTGGCTTGCCAATAGACTTGACTGCACTGTCAGCAACAGATGATGCGTCTGTAAGCGCCTTCCCTACTGCCTTGCTATCTGAATCTGTAAGCCCGACAGCATCGCCAAACTGGCGAGCAATAACAAAATAACCAACTTGTATCGCATTGACTATTGCTCGTAACGACTGAACAACCGCTACAGGCCGAAAGCTCCTAGCGCCTTCAATATAATCTGCGGCAAAGTAAGCAGGATCGCAGTATTCGTGAGGATTGCCGCGCTTTAGCTTTGCTCTAAGGCTGGTAACTGTTGCCTTTATTTGTGGCACTAGAAATCCTCACGGATAACTATGTCCAGTTTCTCATACACGGTTTCTACAGTTGAGTCACTTAATGTTATTTCTACTTCGCCATCATAGTTACCAGCGGTAATAGTCGCTAGCTGGCCGCCACTCAACGAAAAAATTAAAACGCCATTTTCTAAATCATCACCTGCATTTTGTGCAGTCAGCGTAAATTCTAAAGTAGATTCGCCGCGCTTTCGCACTTTCAATAACGCGGAGCCACCGCTAACGTCTACCGGATAACCAGTATCTTCGCGGGTAATTGTTAGCTTGATCTGCGGCCCTGTATCACCTTGTACTAGATAAATTGTAGTCACCAGACAATAGCCTCCAGTTCCTCTTGAGTAGTTGCGGCGTCGATTTGCGCCCTTAACATTCTACCACGGTCATGGCACTCTTTAACGTGATCTGATAATGCTTTTCCAATCTGCCTAAACTCTGTGGCATTAAACGTTTGCGTAGTGTTATCTGCTAGTGTCCAGACCATGCTTATTGCATCATCAATAATTGCCGCCTGAACAGCGGCTTGTATACGCATCTGCGATATCTCATCGCACTGAAAGCTGTGCCCGTTCCAGTGAAATTCTCCGTGTTCTTGAGCTTGCCTATTAGCCTTGATAACTACCCATTTCGCGCTCCGTGCAAGCGCAATATCCAAGTCCCATGCGCCAGTTGCGTAATTGAACACATGCCCTTCTGATGGTTGCGCACCCTTCTCTCTTACCTCGCCACTTGCTACATAATAATCGTCGAGGCTTCCATCGATAGAGTGCCTGACGTAATTTTTGCCCTGTAGCGCCAATTCGGTTGCGTTGCTTTGCTGGCTTAATATCTTGCCTTCACCATCATAAATTACGGCTACAAATCTCATTTCTTGCTACCCATAACGACCATTGTTCCGTTGTCCACTTTCCAATATCCGCCGCCTGTGGTTGTTGCGTTCGCTAAAACCTGCACGGCGTAGCTTTGCGTCTGAGCGCTGGGGGCTGGCAATTCGCCAATGCAGGTAAAAGCTACCCCTCTGCCCGGCCTGTCTAATCGGAACTCTTGCTGTCCTCGCGGGCTAGTGCCTCCTGACTTTGATACTCTCGCAAATACGCTTGCAGGCGTGGTAACTGTTCCTATAACGCCGTCTATGGATACAGAGCCAAAAACAAGCACCGACCCAACATCATTCCAGCCAGCGCCAAAATCAACAGTTATTACATGAGCATCTGCCCATGATGTTCCGATTGTAGTTCCTGTTGCAGAAAATGTTTGCCCATCTGGTACGGTAATTGCGTTATCGGCTACTTTTGCAGTCTCTACCTGTAAATCGCCAATCTTTGCCGTAGTAATAACTGCATCTGTAATTTGCGCGGCAGTAGTAATAATCCCTGCTGTAGCAAGCAACCCGCCTGTAATCGTGTTTGCAACGATCTTATTTCCGGTGATTGTGTTGCCCGCTATCTCTGTTGCGGTTACCGCGCCAGCCTCAATCTTTGCGGCGGTGATTGCGTCTGCGGCTATTTTTTCTGAAACAATAGAGCCAGCGGCAATTTCATTGGCAGATACAGCGCCAGCGGCAATCTTCGGTGTTGATATAGCATCATCTGATATTTGCGTGGTTGTGATTTGGCCTGTTAACTTTGCCGCGCTTATAGCCGCAAGCTGTGAGTCTGTTAGCTGTCCCGTAACATTTACCGCAGGCACAGCGGTAGTCCAAGCCGATCCTGTCCAGCGATATAGCTGATTATCAGTCGTAAGAAAAACAACTTGCCCTGTATAATCGCCAACCAAAGGCAAGCTAGAAACTACATCTACTTGCTTAACATTTGCGTTTGCAAATAGCGCCTCAACTCCGCTAGTAAATTCTCCAGTGTCTACAAATGTAGTTGTTCCGCTATCCGCATTGCTAAATGCAGATGCGTTTCCAGAATAATCTACTGCCTTGGCTTTGTAGAATTTAGTAGCGCCAAAGGTTAGCACTTGGTCTGTAAATGACTCGCCAGTAACTACGGCAATCTTGCTATAAACACCCCCCGATGTATCTGACCTATATATCTCAATTTCCTTCAAATCCCCATCTGCTGGGTTTGTCCATGTCACCATAATGGCTTTATAAGTGCCGCTTGCGGTGAGGCTGGTTGGCGCTGATGGCGCAGTAGTATCGCCCTGTATTGACAAGGCAGTAGTATTTGTAAGGTCGGTAGATTTAACGCCGATGGTATTTACAGCCCGCACTTTAATGCGGTATTCAACATTAGGCGTTCGTAATCCAATAATGAATATTTGAGTAAGCGTGGTTGTGTTAAAGATAGTGGTGTCAGGTTGCTCTACACCAGATGACAACTCAATAACTTCTACTTCATAAAACTCGATGAAGCCGTCTACCGAGGCAGTCCAGCTAATCTTGAGCGCGGGGATAACGCCACCGTCTTTTGCTAACTGCGTGGCTTCTGTTAAAACCAGATTCGTCGGTGGAGCTACTGTTGTGCCGTCGTTAACTGTCGGGTCACTAGGCAAATTAAACGCATCTTCATCTGAGCTTGCCGTCCAATCATAGACAGTTGTGTCGGTTTCTATTGCTTGAACATTAACGATGATTGCGCCATCGCCGCCTATTTTTAAGTCATAGCCTATTACCTCAAACGGCTTATTGGAATAACCCATTCGGCTATTTGTAATGCCTATGAAGTCGCCAGCCTTAAACTTTAGGCCAGCAAGATTTAACGGAACATTAATAAGAACCTGTTGGCGAGACTTTAAAAGTGCAATCTTTGCTAATCTTTGAGCGCGTATGTTATTAGTAACAAACGGCAACGGCATATCTAAATAAATAGGGTCGCCGTCAGCCGCCGCGTATGCAGATGAGATCTTTGCAGGGTAGTCTACTAGCGTGTAGTTTTTTTCTTCAGACAAAAACGTACCTTTGACAGCGTTATACATACTGCGCCGACTTTGCTTAGTCTGAATGCTAATTGCACCAACCATGTGCGATTCGTCTACGGTTATTGTTGGCGCGTAATACTTAGCCGCTTGAGCGAAATACTTGCCATCAACATAACCGATCCTGCCGCCCATACATGCAGTAAGAGCTTCTATATTCCCCTTAATAGCATTAGCAGTATCAATTACGCCATCGCAGTGATAGCGGGCATGTGTTCCACCAGCGTCTAATGCGATACTTTCATCGCAGACGTTTGCGGCTCCCGCCCACGCGGTGTAATCCATTTTTGTATATTGTTCGCCCAGCCCATAAAAGCCATTAGTGAAATAGTCATATAACGCTAAGGCAGGGTTTTGTGACCACTCCCATGTTGTAGTGTCATTTGTTCTATGGCTACCAGAACCTCCAGCGGTGCTGTCTTTGCGCGGGTCATATAACGGCTTGCCTTTAATGACTGCTGAAATGTTTGGCACGCCTTGCGGAAACTTTTTTCGATCTTCATCCCACGTTAACTTTACGCGCATATAAGCAATGCCATTTAATATATGCGTGTTGCCCCAAAATACACTTGCATTAGATAGCACAGTATCAGCGGCTGTTTGCGTTCCGTCATAAAACGCAAAATCTGCATAGCTCCCCCAATCACTTACAAAGCTACCGTTTTCGTATACTTTTTTGTCATTAAAATATACAGCTTCGTAGCCTTCTATTTCGTGACACGCGAAGCAAATAACTAGATAAAGGTCTTTGTTTTCATTTGAGTTAGAAATAAAAACTACTGAGCCGCCAACGCGCACTTTCCCATATATAACTTTTCTTGATGCTGTCGGCTCTCTAACCGTGCCAGTAACGCCTTTCATCATTGCGCCAAAATCTGGCTTAGGCATTAGCGCCCTAGAGATAACTGACAGCCCTGCGCCGATAGCAAACGCCGTAGCCGCCGCCGCGAATCCAAAAGCAGCAAAAGTGCCAGCCGCTATTGCCGCCGCCGCCGCGCCACCCATCGCCGCTAGTCCTGCTATAGCAGAAATTGCCATTTACTTAACCTTTAACTGCCAGAGATCTTCAACGTGTTCAAAGCCTATATGGTCTAGCACTAGGCCAAAGTCTTGCTTTTTCTTCACGTTGATATTGATTAGCGTGACGCCTTCTTTTGTAAGCTCTTCAACCGCATACTTAATAAGACGGATCCCCGCCGTGCCTTTACGTTGTGCTTTCTTTAAAAACAAAATATCGTTGTTAGCAAACAGATGTCTCATGTAGTGAATGCTTGGCATTACGATGCAAACAAAATAGCCGACTAGCTCGCCGTCTTTTCTAGCGGTATATACCCGCAAAGCGCCCTGCTCTGCCATTCGAGAATACGCATTCCAATTTGGTTCTAGCTTAATGTCATCCGTATGCAGAGCAATTTCTTTCCAATGCTCTTCTAAAAGCGGCTTAATTTCGTTTTTTACGCTGGCGTATGATTCATGTGCAAAGTTCATAGCAACCTCTTATGGCAAAAAGCTAGGTATTTCAATGGGCGGCGTGCCGTCGCCATAGGACATGGGGTTAGCGTTCTTATCACCCCAAACTATTTCTTTTTCTTGTATCTGAGAAACGTACTCTAGGCCGTCGTCGTTTGGGTATTCGATGCGCTGGTCATTATCGGTGTAGCGCCTTACCCGCGTTTTCTCAAATTCAATTAACCGATTCTCTACAGCGACCGAGATTGTTGCTGTTTCACCCGACTCGTTTATTGTCATCGTGTCCATGAATCCAGAGAAAATAATGGTAGGGCTAGATATTATATTGTCACTGGCATCCCAGCCTCCTAGCTTTACTAAAAGCTCACGCCCTTGATAGTCTTCTGTTTTCGCTTTCGCTAATAATGGATCACTAATCCCGCTTAGCTGAACAGTAATGCCGCTCGCCCTTAGCTCTACATTTTCCGAAACCGTTGAGATTGACAGCAAATTGCCAGCGCCGACATACGTTTTAGAGTCATATGATAAATTGCCAATGCCATTCCATAAGTACAGGTAGCTGGTTGGCGCATTAGAATCGAATAACGCTTCTACTAAAATCAACGGGCGAATGTCTGACGCAACCGCCATCGCCAGCATATCAACGGATAGACCCCTAGATGTAGACATTACAGCGCCTCAATACAAGCGAAACTAAATCCGTAGATGCTCGCCTCATTAATGCTCCAGCCAATTTCGTTAGACGCTAAACGCCATGTGCTAACCGGCAGGGTAAAATCTACAGCCGCGCTAGTGGCATCGGCTCTTAACGGCGGCATAATGTTAATCGTAGTGCTGTTCACTATTTCAGTAATAATGTGCAAGCGGTTGCTTAGGCTGAAATAATCACCAACTGCAAATGCTCCGCTAAACGCTTCTGTTACTTGCGTTGTGTTAGCCGTCCCCGTAATAGAGCCTGTAACGGAAACACTATGAAGCGGGTTGCCCATCGTAAAGATTTCTTTCATTCCTCTTAGACCAGCAAAAAACCCTTCGTATTCTTTAGCCTGAGCTTGAGTCATAGGCGGCAAAGTAACCTCTGCCTCCCACCTAACAGCGGGATGCGAAAAGACCTGCTGGTCATAAGTAAAAGGGGATTCAGTCATGGCAGTCACAGAGCGCAACCGCATGGTCATGCTTTGTATGCCTACCGTGGTCGGAAATGTAGCCATTACATACCCATCAATGCTTTACTGTAGCCGCCGCCTCGCATGCGCGAGTCAGCTACCGCCGCCTTTGCGCTTTCTGCAATTTGCGGCATTAAGTTAAGAACCTCTGCGCGTACTGTTTGTGCTACGCCTGTAGAGATGTTTATAGTCTGGTTAACTGTCGCACCGCCACCCATTCGCCCATTAGGAATTACCTGACCGCCTGTTGACGGGACGAAAAGCTCTGGCCCATTCTCACCTACTATCGCCGGCCTACCTGCTGATGCAGGGCCGCCAACAGCAAACGTAGCCGTAGAAGTACTGCCACCACCACCACCGCCACCACCGCCACCACCAATGCCGCCAACAAAGCCAGTAATCGCATCGAATAACGGCTTGGTAATATAGTACTGAACGAGCATTTTTATGAGTGAGTTGATAACGCTTCGTGCCATATCTTTAACAGCATCGGCAAAACTTTTAGCGCCTGTCACCGCATCAGTAAACGCCTGCGTAAACGTGCTCATCGCACCGCGAGTAAAGTTAGTTATAAGCTGGTCAAGCGTAGGCATTGCGTCGATAGCCATTTGCATGGCGCTTGCAATGTTTTGAAACAACGTAGGCGTTTCTTCTAACTCATCATTAAAGCTAGACTGCGCGTTAGTGCCTTCGCGTATAGCGTTCGCCATACCAACCAGCGTATTTGTATACCCGTCAACTGAGAGAGATAGCGCGCCAAACGTGTGGTCTATGGTTTCTAGGTTAAGGCCAAACAGCTCGATACTATTAAGACCTATAATGATTTTGTTAATAAACTCTATGACCTTATTACCAAAGTCAGAAATTGCGCGAGTTACTATATAAACGCCGTTTGTAATGTTAGACAGACCTATCAAAAAATCTGCAACGGCGTTTCGTGCAAATGTCTCCAGACTGCCTTGTGCATCAGAATTCGCCGCAATAAAGCCTGTCAGCATGTCCGTAACATGTTGTATGGCAGGAGCTAAAACTGCTACGAATTGATCGCGCACACCGGCAAGCACATAGGCTAATCTTGTAAATGCGTCCTGCGTTTGCTCTACGCCTGCAACTGCATTAGCTGACAGCAAGAAGCCTAGCGCCTCTGCCTCTTGGAATAGCTCGCGCATGGCATCTGAACCTTGGTTCAGCATTGTCACCATGCCTGCGCCTTCGCTATCGAATAGCTTAAACGCTACTCGTAGCTGTTGTGTGCCGCCGTTTACATTCTCAAAAGCATCAGCAAGCTCTAGCATCGCCTCAGAGAGCGGCAACTGCGCAAGAACCTTAGCATCCAGCCCTAGCTCTCTAATTACGCCTTGCGCCTCTCCGGTGCCTCTGGCGGCTTCTGCGGCTCTCCTAGAGAACCGTTGCAACGCCATATTAGCCTGCTCAACACTGAGGCCAGAAATCTCACTAGCAAACTGTAGTTTCTGAAGCTCTTTAGTTGTTGTGCCTATTCTGCTGGCGGTTTTAGCAAGCGCATCTGTAGAATTGACAGATTGCTTTATCAGCAAGCCCATTCCGGTAGCGGCACCAGCCGCCACTAAAGCCGTCCTCATGCTGAATGCGGCGGCGGTTACTGCCTTTAAAGAACTAGCAACGCCTCGCAATGCGGCCCTGCTATTATCGAGTGCCGAAATTGCTATTTTGATTGGTAGAGTTTCAGCCGCCATCTTTCTCACTCATAATCTTGAAGTAGGCGAGCCATTCGTAAAATTCCGATACCGAAATCTGCTCAACTTCTTCAATCGTTTTGTGTAACCGATCTGCCAAGGCTATGAGATTAAGCCTAAACGGATCGGCTAGAAGTTTTTTTCCGCAACCTCGGCAGACTCTATCTGCGCAAACATCTCTTCTGCAATCGCTGATATAACGGTTGTTTCTTCGCCCATTAGATCAATACGATCATCTGCCGCAGTAAATAGCTTGTCACCGCCTTCGTCCTCGGACTTCATTACGATCAAGTCAACCATTGAGGCTACAGTAGGCGACTCCAAAACTTTAGGATGCCGCTTCTGTAACTCGTTTAAGTCGTAACAGGTAATTGGCCTGCAATACATCTCAAACGGCTCGTTTTCCGACGAACCCCAAGCCGCTACGCTTATCTTGCGGCGTTCAATCGCGCGCCTGTTTCGTAACTCTTTTGCTAGTCCCATATACCTCCCCTTGCTTTGTTTATGCGGTTGCTTCTGTTACTGCCCCGCTGTTTTGTATAGAAAACGACGCTTCTGTCATGCCGTCAAACGCGGCAGAAATAGTCTTACCTGTAACAATACCGCTACCGTGGTAATACTTTTCGCCAGTGCCTGTGCCAGTGGGGTAAAGCTCCCAATACACTGTTGCTCTTTCGTCAAACTGCGCTTGGTCTGTAGAATCCCAATACACTTCTACAGAGACTGTACTGCTACCTAAGCCAGCCAAATATGTGCGGGCCGTGTCTCCCATTACTGACTTTTCGATTGTGTCAGCAGTAGAATCAAAGCTGTATGATCTCACTTCTGCAACTAACGCTTCTGAGCCATCTGTCTGATGGATCTTGAAAGCCCCACTACTTCCTGCTGTACTTGCCATGTTGTGTTCCTCTTACGTTGTGCCGCGAGTGTATGAATAAAGAATCTGTACCGAGATTATAACGCCGCCGACAGGCTCTATACTACCGTCATCAACTTCGATACTTGTTATTTGCGTATCAATAGCATTACCGCCTCTCTTTCGGTCAGCTTCTAATGCTTCCTCTACCGTCTCAATAATGGCGTTACGCGCAGTATCAATGTTTTTAGCCTTAACAAAGCAAACCAAATCATACTGAATGGTTGCCATCCTTTGAGATAAAGAGCCGCCGAGCGTACTGTCCTCACGATTCTCGTTAGCAGACGCAACTAGAATGGCAGGAAACTGCGCGTTACTGAGCTTATCGAAATCAAATGGCTCGCGGGTAACGTGCTTGATACGCAATGGCGTTGTAGCAGACTTTAGGACAGTGACAAGATTGTTAGCAATAGCCTCTCTAACGCTCACGGGTCAACCTCCTAAAATACACTTGCTGTATTCGGGTAAGTTCTTTTTTAGATAAATCAAAAAACCTTCTAGTGCGATTATTAAACGCGGCTTTTCTTGCCTCTTCGCTTCTGCTAAAAAACAACACGCCTTCGTTTTTGGTGGCGGTAGCTTTCATGCTGGCCATCATCCTGCCGCTAAACATAAGGTCTGGCGTGGTAGACCGGCCTTTCTTTGACCTAAAGGCGGCGTAAGTTTTGCTGTACGCTTTAAATGGTGTTCCATTTACATCAACGCCTTTTGCCGTGCGCGTCTTTATAATCGTTTGCGCTTGTAGTATTGCCGCCGTCATTGCAGGCTTTTTGTTCTGCTGATAACGACGAATCATCGCGTCAAGCCGTTTTCGTGTTGCCGGCGAATTGTCGGTTATGGAAAACTGCATTACCGATCTAGCCTATTAGTAGGCAAGGGCGTTTTTTCGCCGTCATCTACAGAGCCATCGCCGTCTGAGTCGTATTCAACGCCATCAGCAAATACCGCTTCTAGTTCCTCGCCATAACGATTACGGTAGAAGTCTATCATTTCCAGAAACCGGTCATTGTCTATCCAGTTTGTGAGCTTAGGCAGTGCGTACTTCCACAAGACAAGATAGCTATTTGATTTTGTCCACTGGCTATCCGTCAGCTTCGTAGCGTCCATCTCGCCAGCAATACCACGGCGATGCCACCAGCGGTTTCTAATCTCGCGGGTTAGCTCTGCCTCTGCGGTAGCGTGCTCATCAATAAAGTTATCAATGCCAAAGTCTAAAATATCTGGCACGATCTCTTGTAAGTTGTAATCAGTAGAAAATGCCATCAGTTCACCATTTTACTTTCGCGGCCCAGTAGATCTTATCTAAGACCCCTGCGCCTTTTAGTGTTCCAGCATGTCGGGCATACCACGCCCTTCGCATTGCTTTATCTCGCGCACTTTCGCCAGCTTTAGGCGGGTACGTCTTTGCGCCCTTAGCGCCAAAGCGCAAGAGCTTTATTACATCGTCTTTTTTTGCAAGTACTGCGTGACTGCTTGAAGGATGATTTGGCGTGCGCTTCGGCACGTTGTAATCCTCAAAACGCTCACCGCGATATACAATAGCCATAAGGGAAAGCGCCCCGAAGGGCGCGAGTACCTTAAAGAGCCGCGTCAAACAGCATTTCAACGCCATAAGAGTCATCAAGCTCACCTACGCCATAAACGGCAGTAGCATTAAGCTCAAAGGCTCTAAGTGACGCATCACGCTGAGTCTCGATGTTGAAGTCCTTTTTCATCGCAATGGCTACGGCTTCGGGTGCAAATACAGCGCCCTTAGCATCGTCAGAGCCATCTACGGTGAGGTTTGCAGACTCGTAAATGTTGACGCCAGCAATCGTGCCTACATAGCCAGTGCGCATAGCCTCATTCTGCAAATCACCGCCATTCGGGTTTGCAAACGTGTTGGTCATATTTGCCTTGAGTTGATAGGCTTGGAACGGATGCAATACCGCCGAGTATTGACCCGGTGCTTTTGCCGCCTTGAGAGTAGCCGCCGCTTTAAAGATGTCAGCCGCAGTGATCTCTGTGCCAGCCGCTCCGAGCGCAGTGCTGAAGCCGTCAAACAAAGCGATCAGGTCGGTGTCGATCTTAGTAGCAATAGCGTTACCCAAGACAGTGCCAAGCTCTGCCGCAGGATTGCCAGCGCCCATAGCCGCCATGTCAGTCAGCGTTACCAATGCGCCAACCTCACCAACGGTGATAGTAACGCTTGATGTAGATACAGCCGTGTTAGACATATCTGTACCTTCAGTCAGGCCAGCGGCACTAATTGCAGGGTACTTAGGCACCTGTACGGTTTTACCCGCTACATTGCCAATGTCGTAACGAGTTACCAGCCCAAGCATGATGGACTGCTCTTCTGCGGTGAATCGTGCTTGCAAGATAATATTTGCAAACAGATCATCTAAAGTGGTTGAAGTTGTTTCGTTAGCCATTTCTGGATTCCTCTAACAATAAATTAAGTCATCGGGCGGCTTCGCGCATCTTCTGCTCACGAAATAGCCGCATACCTTCGTCGCCTTTTTCCAGCATATCCGAGTAACTTAAAGGCTTGCTCGTAGAACCTCCAGCCGCTCCGCTTGATCCTGAGCCGCCTGCTGACGCCTTCACAAAATGCGGATTAGCCGTTAAAAACTCTGAAACCAGTTCATCAACCGATAACAGATTACCTGAGTCGTTATATCTAGGCGTCCCGTTCTTATCGAATACTTCGACTGTGTTATCTTCAGATAACGTAACGGAGCTTCGTAATAACGCACTCACTTGATCGGGCGAAACAGCATTAAGCCTAGATGCCGCTGTCAACAATGCCCCGTCAACTAGCGTGCGCTCTAACTGGCTTTTAAGTGCCGACTCCCTTTCATTGTGGTTGTCTGACATTTGCTTGATGATGGCCTCATAATCACCGCGCTGTTTCTGTTCTTCCATTTGCGCTTTTTCACGCTGGGTTAACAGATCACGCACTTCATTGAGATCAATACCTTCTAGCTTCTTTTCAAATTGCCGCTGTTGGCGAGCAATGCGATCAGCAACTATTCGGTCAACTTCATCTTGCGAAAACGTCTTAACGTCCTGAGTTTCTACAGTTTCCTGCTCTACGGCCTCAGTTACCGCTTCTTCCATGATTTCATCGCTCATGTAACGAACCTCCTACGAGTGCATTTATTTTAACAAATTAACGGGACTTTTTCTTTTTCTTCTTTTTCTTACTATCGTGATATGGCATAAATACCTCACTCAAATTCTGCTGACCAATGGTGCCGACAATTAAACCCGCCACCAACTACAAACGGGCTACCTTCGCGTTTGCCTTTCCAAGAGCCTTCCCACGCCTTCCTGATTTCATCTAGCGTTAGCGTGCGGTTAACATACTTATCGCAATGATCCCGCGTAACTTCATCATCAGGGCCAATATATACAAACCTCTCTGCGCCAGCCTCTAGCGCCATATTC